TGTTCATATGTGTTTCTAAAGAGCTTCGTTCAAATGGCATTTGACTTAGTTCAACATGGAGTAAGCATACAGATATCGCAAGATTATAGTAGTATGGTTAACTTTGCTCGTTGCAAGTGCTTAGGTGCTAATGTGTTGCGAGGACCTGATCAAGTACCTTGGGATGGTAAGTTAAAGTATGACTATCAGTTATGGATTGACTCAGATATAGTATTCAAGACAGAACAGTTACTTCAACTAGTATTAATGGAGAAGGATATAGCAGCAGGTTGGTATATGACAGAAGATGGTCAAACCACTTCAGTTGCTCACTGGTTAGATGAAGACAACTTCCGTAATAATGGAGGAGTCATGAATCACGAAACTGGTGAAACTATGTCTAAGAGAAAGAAACCATTCACAGTCGATTACACTGGTTTTGGTTGGGTTCTTATTAAGAATGGTGTATGGGAACATGAAGAGATGAAATACCCTTGGTTTGCTCCTAAGATGCAAGTCTTTGAATCAGGTGATGTACAAGACATGTGCGGAGAAGATGTATCTTTCTGTTTAGATGCACTAGAAGCAGGTTTTGAGATATGGTGTGATCCTAGAATTAGGGTTGGTCATGAAAAAACTAGGGTAATATAATGATAGATAGAAAGATAAACAAAAAAACTAGACAGGGAAACGGTAAGAATACAAAATATTCTAGCACCGCCCGAAACGCTGCTCGTAAAAAGTATAGGGGACAGGGTAAAAACTAGCGAGCGAGCGTTGCTCGATTTTCTTTAAACATGATTACTGTAAAATTCACTATTAAACAAGATGGTTCTATAACCGACGAGATAGTCGGTGTAGAATCTCTTCCTATGAAAGAATCTCTAAAGAAAATAAAGGATTACATAGATGAGAAAATAAAAGTAGATGAGCATTTATATGACGAAATACTAAAAGATGCTGAATGGGACGAGAAAAGAATGGATGTAATAGGTCAAAATGGCAATGATGGACTCCATTATGAGGATCAATACTACGAATTAGACCATAGTTCTGAGTGTAGTTGAAAAAAATTAAAAAATAGGGTATAAATAACTCACGAACCCTGTGCCAATTTTGATGGCAACTAAAAAATCACATAGTTATAAAGATATTACCCTCGATTTTGTACCTAATCCTGTTACAGGAGACTTAGGTGTACTCAAAAACGAGAGGGCAATCATGCGTTCTGTAAGAAATCTTGTCCAGACTAGAATAAGAGAAAGGTTTTATAGTGATGTTGGATCAGAAGTATCAGATCTTCTCTTTGGTTTTTGTGATATTGCTACTGGAGGAGTCATAGCAGATGAAGTTAGGACACTTTTAGCAACATACGAACCAAGGATAGCGAATGTTGCAGTAGTAGCTACTCCTAGACCTGACTTAAATGAGTACGAGATGTCAATTAATTACGAAATCGTAGGTCAAGGTAGATCTGTACAGGGATTTGAGTTCATTTTAGAGGCAACTAGGTAACAAAATGCCAGTAAGTAAGTTTACAAATTTAGATTTTGATCAAATTAAGGATCAGATTCGTCAATATCTAAGATCAAACAGTAATTTTACTGATTTTGACTTTGAAGGATCGAACATGTCGATCTTAATAGACATTCTAGCGTACAATACTTATATCTCTGCGTTCAATAGTAACATGGTAGTCAATGAATCCTTCTTGGATTCAGCAACTCTGAGAGAAAATGTTGTTTCTTTGGCAAGAAATATAGGATATGTACCAAGATCTCGTAAATCTGCTCAAGCAATAATAAATTTTGACTTTAAATTCAATGGAAATAGTAATACAGTTAAATTAAACAAAGGATTAGTATGTGTAGGAGCACAAAATAACACTTCTTTTACATTTTCTATCCCAGAAGATGTAATAGCAGCATCTCCTATTGATCAAGGAAGCAATATTTTAACAAATCCACCAAGAACTGCTAAATTTGAGAACTTAGTAGTGTATCAAGGCACTCTTTTAAAGAAAAACTTTGTTGTAAACGCTAGTTTAGATCAAAAATTTATATTAGAGAACTCATTTATTGATACTGAGTCAATTAGAGTGTTTGTAAGAAAGGGTGGAGCATCATCTGGACTAGAATATTCAAGAATTGACAACATTACAAGTTTAGGTGCATCATCAAACATCTATTTGATACAAGAAATCAAAGATGAGAAGTATGAGTTGCTATTTGGTGATGGATTTTTCGGTACAAAACTAGAAGATGGAGATATTATAGAAATAAGTTATATTATTACTGAAGGAAAAGCAGGTAACGATGGTAAATTCTTCTCATATAGTGCAGATGCGGTAGATGATGCGGGTAATCCACTCGCTGCTAGTGCAACACCTGTTATAAACACCACTCAGAATGCAAAAGGTGGTGGTGATATTGAAACTATAGAGTCTATTAAGTATATTGCACCCAGAGTGTACTCATCACAGTACAGAGCAGTCACAACAAAGGATTACGAGGCAATAATACAAAGTGTATTTCCTGATGCAGAGTCTGTTTCAGTGGTTGGCGGTGAAGAATTAGATCCACCTGAGTTTGGTACTGTTTTATTGAGTATAAAACCAAGAAATGCAACATTTTTATCTGATTTTACAAAAACAAGAATCTTAGATGAGTTAAAGAGTTACTCCATAGCAGGAATTAACCAAAAAATAGTTGATCTTAAGATTCTATACATCGAACTTGACAGTGCAGTCTATTATAATACAAATGTATACGATGAAACTGATACTTTAAAAGCACAAGTAACTCAATCGTTAACAAATTATGGAACTTCTACTAATTTAAACAGATTTGGGGGAAGATTTAAGTATTCTGACTCTGTATCAGTTATTGATGAGACAAATAAAGCAATTACATCAAATATTACTAAAATTATAATGCGTAGAGACTTAAAACCTGTCTTTAATTCGTTTGCTCAGTATGAATTATGCTATGGTAATCAATTCCATGTAAATAAAGATGGTAAAAACATCAAAAGTACAGGATTTACAATTTCTGGTCGATCTGATACACTTTACTTTACAGATATTCCAAATCCAGACTTAAAAACAGGTCAATTAGCAGTTATTCAATTAGCAGAGGTTGCAGCAGACTCATCTGCTGTTGTTCTTCCATCTGCAGGAACAGTAGATTATGTAAAAGGTGAAATAATTATCAATACACTGAATATCACTAACACAACACTTGGAAATGGGTTGATTGAGATTCAAGCATTCCCAGAATCTAATGATATCATAGGTTTGAAGGATTTGTACCTTCAATTGGACATGTCAAATACTAAGATAAATATGGTCAGAGATACAATATCTTCTGGACAGCAAATATCTGGAATTGGATATAGAACAACCTCTAGTTACTCAAATGGTACTTTAATTAGGTCATAAAACGAATGATAGAAACCTACAGTCCATTATCTTCTAGGGTTAAGACCTATCAAGTTGTTGGAGATCAAACTCCAGAGTTTGCAAAGGCAGAGAATCCACTATTAGAAGAATTTTTAAAGCAATATTACATATCACAAGAACATCAAGGTGGTTCTCTTGATATTGGGGAGAATATTGACAAATATATTAAGATTGATAATTTAACTAAAGAAGTTGTTGCAGGAATAGCAAGTATTTCATCTGGTATTGATTCTACAACTGATACTATAACAGTTTCTCCTAATACCAAAGGATTTCCACAAGAGTATGGTCTTTTAAAGATTGATAATGAGATTATAACATATACAGGTGTAACTACTAATACATTTACAGGATGTACAAGAGGGTTTAGTGGTATCACAACATACCGTACTACCAATGACCCATACAATCTAACATATACAGATACTACACCTGCTAAACACGATTCTGGAGCAAGTATACAGAATTTAAGTGCATTATTCTTACAAGAGTTCTATACTAAGTTGAAAGCACAATACACACCTGGTCTAGAGGGTGTCACACTAAGTCCTGAGCTTAATGTTAACAACTTTATAAAAGAAGCAAGAAATTTATATGAATCTAAAGGTACTGATGAGTCATTTAAGATTTTATTCAAGGCATTATTTGGTTTAGAACCAAAAATCAACGATCTTGAGAAATATCTAATAAAACCATCATTTGCCAACTACTTAAGAAGAGAATCTTTTGCTGTTAGGGTAATAGAAGGTGATCCACTTAAATTAATAGGTCAAACACTATACCAAGATAATGAAATAGGTAATGACCTAGTAAATGCTGCGTCAGGACCTATTTCTGATGTTGTACAGATAAGAGATGACTATTATCGCATATCTGTGTTTATTGGTTTTGATGATAGAGACTTAATCGAAGGTAATTTTGTAATACCTGGCAAAACACAGTCAATAGGCACAATTGGAATCGGTGCAACAGTAATTACAGTTGATTCTACCATAGGATTTGGGCAAACAGGTACTTTCCAAGTTGGAGTGACTGATGACTCCTTTTATCAGACATTAGACTATTCAGAAAAGACTATAAACCAGTTTATCGGTGTTACAACTGCACTAAAAGAGATTCCATCAGCAACTGAATTATATGCACCTACTTTAGTCTATGGATTTGAAGATAACGACTTAAGTAAGAGAGTCAACATGAGATTGACTGGTGTAATTAGTAATTTTGAGTCTTTACAGAATTTATATGGACTAACTGAACAATCTAGGATACAAGTTAAGAATTTAGGTAGATATGTTAAGAATCCACCAACAGATAAAACATATTCGCAAGTATTTTTCAATTCTTGGGTTTATAACACTAGTGCAAGGTATGAAATAGAACAATTCTTTGGAACTACTTTTAGATTGAAGGGTAGGATTGATAAAGCAAGTATAAAGAAGAACGATACAGTAGAAATAGTCATCAGAAACACTCAGACGGTCGTTGCAACGGGTTTAAATGTAAACTTCGTAAATACTGCACTAAATGAGGTAACTCTCTCAGGAACCATTACAGCTGCCTCTGGTATTAGCTATGATATAAGAAGAATACAAGAAAAAGCAACAAGTACAGGAGTTCCCATCGTTGGTGGTCAAGATCAGATACTTGCAGATGTAACTAACGCATATATTCTTGATGCTAAGTATTCTCCTACTAATTTAAAGGAAGGTTATGTTGCATCTAACTCTATTCCTTCATATGACATTACAACTGAAAAAATAACCGCAACATTAACAGATCCAAAGATAGGAAACAATGATTTTGAAGGTTATGATGTATTAACCAATAGATACACAATTTTCTCATTTCCAAGCAGTGTACCTTTCAAAACTGGAGAAGAAATCTCATATGTCCCAAGAGGAGACACTACAGCAATCGGTGGACTAACTCAAGCATCATATTTTGTTGAAGTATTGTCACAAAACAATAAAATCAAATTATATCAGTCAAGATCGTTCATTCCTTCTGGAATAGCAGTTGGATTTGTTCCTACTGAGCTTCCTACAGGAATTCATGACTTTATTCGTGCAGAACAAGCAAGAGAGTCTATTTTCCCTTCTGGAACACTTAAAAGGTTTATTTTAGATCAAAACCTTACTGATGGTACAAAACCAAAGACAACATCTGAATCAACACAAACTGGAACAACAGGAATGTTGATTAATGGTGTTGAAATTACAAATTACAAATCTGACAAGTATATTTACTTCGGACCTGTAAGATCTTTTGATATAGTTAACGCAGGTAGAGGATATGATGTTTCATTCCCACCTTCAGTTGGTTTTGAGACTAGCACAAGTGGTATTAACACTGCTTATGGTAGAGTATCTGTTGCAGGTACTGTTACTGGTATTTTAGTAGATCCTGTTGAATATGAGATTAAAAATGTAGTATCTGTCGATGTTCATGGTGGAAATGGATCTGGAGCAAGAGCAGAGGCAATAACAGAACTGGCATATAGATCACTTACATTTAATGCTAAAAAATTTGCAATAGGTGGTAATATTGATGTTGGGTCTGACCGATTTATTTTAAATAAAGAGCATTTCTATAAAACAGGTGATAGAGTAATATACAATGCCAATAACAATAATCCAATAGCACTTTCTACTAGTACTGCTGTTGGTCTGGATACTGGTTTGGTAGAAGGTCAATCTTACTATGTTGGTGTTGCAGCAACTAATATATTCCAAATTTATACAAATAAGTCTGATGCAGTCGCAGGTGTTAATACAGTAAGTTTTGGTTCTACCGCAGGTGATTCAAATGTCGGTATTCATCAGTTTAATGATTATGAGACTAAACGAAGAATATCTAGAATTGCTGTAATTGATAGTGGATCAGGTTATACAAATAGAAAAATATCAGTAAATCCAACAGGAACTATTGGTGGAATCAGCACTGTTAGAGATTTTATTGAGTTTCCTAATCATGGATTCAAAGATGGTGAGGTTATTCATTACAGTTCAGATGATACTGCAATAACTGGTTTATCTACAACTGCACAATACCAAGTATTAACAATAGATGATAATAGTTTTAGATTATGTAATTCTGGTCTAGCAACTACAAGATTACCTGATCAAACAAATTATCTTAATAAGTTATACACTAGATTTGATTCTACTGGTTCTGGATATCAAAACTTCTTTTATCCTGCGGTAACTGTTGATATTAATGTTGTTACAAGTGATGATGCTAATAGAACCATAGAAGCATTCCCTATTGTCCGTGGTTCTGTTGTTGATACCATTCTTTATGATGAAGGTCGTGATTATGGATCTAATATAATCAATTTTGAAAAAACACCGATAGTAACTACAAATTATGGTGAGTTGGGTCAGATTGGACTAACTATTGTTAATGGTAGAATATCAGATGCTTTTGTTCAAGCAGCAGGTCAGAACTATGACGGTCCTCCTGATTTAGAAGTCATTGGAGTGGGAACTGCAAATGGTGCTAGACTTCGTGCTGTAATGAACGGTGGATCTATTGATAAAGTCAAAGTTCTAGCAGCAGGTGTTGGATACGCATTATCAACAACAACAGTAACAGTTCTTGCACCAGGTAACGCTGCTACATTTGCAAGTAATATTAGAAGACTAACAGGTAATAAATTTAATACTAGTCAAACAACAAATGGTGATTATCTAGGTGCAGTTGACGGTGGATTAGCGATAGAGAGTGTTGGATATGGTGAAACAGTTAGAACAGTATTTAATGATGATGGTACAGGTCACTCTCCTATCATAGGTTGGGCATATGATGGAAACCCAATATACGGTCCTTTTGGATTTTCAGATAGAGACAACAATCAATCTGGATCTAGAAGAATGCTTTCTTCTTACAAGTTAGATCAGTCTAGAGTTAAGAATAGACCAAACACCTCAGAATTTGTTGCAGGATATTTTACAGAAGATTATTACTATGATTCTAGTGGTGATTTAGATGAACATAATGGTAGATTTTGTAAGACTCCTGAGTATACTCAAGGAATATATGCATACTTTGCAACTGTAGATAATTTAATTGCACCTCAGTTCCCATATTACATTGGGCATACTTATAGAGGATTCCCAATAGAAGAGAATATACAAGTTGGTAGTAAGATAAAACAAAGTAATTTTAACTTTGAGAATTCAGAATTAGTTAGAAATACAAATCCATACAATATGTTTGGTAGTGGTGTATCTTACGATTATGTGGTTCAACCATACAAATCAATCAATAATGTTGCTTTCCCTGAGAGAATACTATCTGGATCAATAGACAATATTAAAATTGTCCAATCAGGCATAGGATATACTGTTGGTACACCATTAAATTTTGATAATTCGGATACTGGTGGAAGTAATGCATATGCAATTGTAAATAAAATTAATGGACAAGAAGTAAGTAAAATTAGTACTATTTTTAATAAATTTGAAGATATAATTTTCTCATGGGGTGGATCAGATAGAGTTATTGGTCATAGAAAACCATTCCATCAATTAAAGTCAAGTGACTATGTGCAGGTTTCTGGATTGTCCACTAGTATTATTGGATTAACTGGATCGCATCAAATTAGTTTAGTTGACTATTCAACAACTTTACTCGATACTGGATTTGTTGGTGTTGTAACTGATATTAGAGTACAATCTATTTCTCCTACAGTTTCTGTAGGTGCTACCATTGGATTCTCTACACAAATATTTTCTGCAGGTATAGGAACAACTGTTGGTGTTGGATCAGAGACTGCACAAATTTTAAATATATTCCCTGATGATAATGTATTAAGAATTCGTAGATCAGGTGCAGCTGCAACTACAGGTATTCTTGGTATTGGAGTTTCTTTCTTCACAGATGAAATTATAATTCCTTTGGCAGTTGAGTACTTTGAGTCTCAACCAAATAGAAAGATATACTTCAACCCAACAGAATCTGTTGGATTTGGTACTACAGTAAGTCAAACCATAACTAGATCTTATCAGTATATGGGTGTTACCAAAGATAGATCTTTATTAACAAAAACAATACACTTAGAAAATCATGGTTTACAAACTAATGACGAACTGACTTTTTCTATCCCTACAAGCGGATCTAATATTTCCTGTGCTACTTCATCAATATATGCAGGTACATTTAATCTTCCATCAACAGTTTATGCAGTCAAAAAGACTGAAGATACAATTGGAATAAAAACAACTAAAACTTCTGCTGATTTAACCTTTATTAGTGGTGGATCTAATGTATATGATTATTTGTTTGAGAAAGTAGAACCAGTCAAAGTTACTGGTACAATTGAAAAAATTGCAACCACTGTTGAAACTACTGTTGACCATAGTTTAGAAGATGGTGATATAATTGACTTAATTGTAAAACCAGGTCTTTCAACTGGTATTGGTACAACAACATATACTAAATTAAAAGTCATTGATGATTATTTAATTACCAATCCTCTTGAGATTGCTGCATCTGGAATAAGGACAGATACAAACAGAATTAGAGCAAATGATCATAGATTAGTCACAGGTGAGAGGATACTATACTATGGTGCGAATTTACCTGATGGGATTGAACAAAAAGAATATTATGTTGTTAGAGTAGATGATAATACAATATCTCTTACAAATACTTTTGCAGAAACTGCAGGTGTACCTGTTCTTGTTAACATAACAAGTCAAGGTGGATCTGGTCAAACAATAAACCCAATAAATCCACAATTAAGACCTTTCAAGAATAATGATTTGGTCTTTGACATGAGTGATCCAAGTCTAACAGGTTATCAGTTAAAATTCTACTATGATACAAATTATTTCAATGAATTTGTTGGATCTGCCTCCAGTGAGACTTTTGAGGTTATTGGTGTAAGTACATTTGCAACTGTTGGTATTGGATCAACCATACCTACCTTTGATAATGTATTCCATCCAACTACAATTCTTAAATACTCAGATACTTCACCAGAATTGATATTCTACAATGTATTTGGTACAAGTGGTGTAGCAACTACTAAAAACACTGGTGTAGTTAATCAAGGTCAGGTAAAATATGTTGATAGTGGATATGCAGGAAAATTTAATATTGTAGGTGTGTCAAACACTGAATTTAAGGTTAATCTAAGATTTCCTCCAGAGTCGTTACAGTATACTAGTGCTAATTGTGATAACTTATCATATACAACACAATCACCAACTGCTAATGGTGGTATATCATCAATAACTATTCTTAACCGTGGAATAAATTATGAAAAAGTACCTGGCATTAGTAGTGTTGCAGGATCTGGTTCTAATGCTATATTGATAGTAGAATCAGTAGATATTAATAGATTATCCGAAGTAACTGTTCCTGATGATGTTTTTGGTTATCCATCTGATAATACATTAAAACCAGATGCTTTTATACCTAGAGTTCTTACTATTGCTGATTACTCAACTATAGTAGATGTTAGAGTATCTTTTGGTGGTAGAGCATATATTACTGCACCTCAACTTGTTATATTTGATAAAGGAACAGGAGAGGTTGTGGATAGTGGACTTATCACTTGCGATTTAAGTGACTCTGCTGTTACTAGTGCAACTATTAGTGTGCCACCTTCGGGATTGTCTGAAAATGAATTTGGAGTAATACCTACAAGAAATAGTAATGGTATTGCGGTACTAGAGGCATTTGCTGACGCAGGTATATTGACATGTAAGATATCTACTCCAATTCTAGGATATAAGAAGGAACCTATTGCAATTGGAGACTCTATATTCTTAGAAGGTATTACATCTTATGATGGTACTGGATATAACTCTGCAGATTATAAATTTACTCCATTCAGAGTTAGTGACTATAACAACGCAACAAATCCAAGACAGGTTACTTTTGACTACACTGGTTTTACTACAAATCCAGGTATAGGTGTAACTGCAATATATGGTTTTGGTAATATAACAAAATTTGGCAATCTTGCAACATTTGAGGTTACTAAAGGATTCTCAACATTTGTAGAGAATGAGAAATTCAAGAGAAATACTAATCCTTTTGCTGATGTTAGATTAGACTTTGTAAATGTCAATACTGCCAATATCATTGTTAGTGGTGCTGAGGATTTAGAAGTTGGAGACATTTTAGTCGGTAAATTGAGTGGATCATCTGCTAGAATTACTGGAGTAGAAGAATTTGATGGTAATTTTAATATACAGGCATCTGTTAAGACAACAGTTGGTTGGAGAGATAATGTTGGATTAATTAATGATACAAACCAAGTCTTACCAGATAATGACTATTATCAGAATTTGTCTTATGCTATAGAGAGTCCTAAAACATATGAAGACTTAATTACCTATGTTAATGATATTGTTCACCCAACAGGTCTTAAAAACTTTGCTAATACTGAAATTATAACAGATGCAGCGTTACCAGGTTATAAGAGTGTGGGTGAAACCTTTACTCCTGCGGAAGATAAAGGTGGATTAGTATTAGACTTTATCAATGAACCACTTAGAGTTGATGCGATATATCCTGCCGATCTAGCAAGAGACTTCCAAGCACAGGGTAATATATCTAAATTTGTAGAACTTAGAAGCACTAGACTCGCTGATTTCATACTAAACAAAACTAATAGAGTTTTAAAGCATGATGATATTAGTCCTCAATTTGTGTCTAATGATTCTAACGATTTAAGTCCTTACAGAATTGTTGCTACTTATCCTGCTCCTAGAAAATTCCAAAGGTTCTTTACACAAACTGTTCATCAAGCAGAAGATCCTGCAAAGAATCAATATCAATTAAATGAGTTTATTTCAGTAACCGTAGGTCAAGATACATTCCTATTACAAAAATATGAAGATAAAAACTATGATCAATTAGGTTTTACAACCAGTTATGTTCAGTTTGATACTAGCTATTCCTCTAATGCAACAGATTTAATAATTAGACCTAACGAACCATTCGATACTGATTATGAAGTTAAGACTTTCCAATCAAACTTCTCCGATACTGTTGGAGTGGGAACCACTGCGTTTGGTCATATTAGATTAGAATCATCAGTTAGCACGGTAGGTGGAGCAAATACATTAGGAGTTGCTTTGACAACTAATGTTATTGGTGTTTCTACAATAACAACTGAAGCTGCAGTCATACAATTTGTAGTAAGTGACTTAACAACTAGTCAAGTTGACTTCTTTGAGTATGCTGCAATGCATAATGGTTCCGACACATATCTAACAGAATTAGCAGCATTTAACTCTAAACAAAATTTAAGTGGTTTATCATCACCTGATTTTATCGGTACATTTAGTTCTTACATAGATGGCGGTCTATTAAAACTTGATTTCTTAAATGGAAGTCAGAATACAGTTGAGATAAAGTCTAAAATGATTGCTGTAGATCCTTCAGTGGTAGGACCTACAACAGATTACAGATTTAAGAATACCACATTTGACCCAGATGGAACTGAAAGAACTGCAAGATTAGAAGTTACAAGTCAAGCAAAGGCAGGTATTGCTACTGTTTGTGGTATTGCTAGTATTAGAGATTTGTCTGTTAAATCCACAATTCATGTTGCAATTGGAGATACCCAGTCAATCCATTCAATTTACTTATTAACTGATCCATATAATCAACAAAACTTTATAACTGAGTATCCATTAGCATCTATTGGTGCTACAATGGGAATTGGTACATTTGGATCTACATACAGACCTGATGGGCATATTAATCTTGAGTTCCATCCATCAGTTTCTGGTATAGTTAGTGTTAGTGCATATAATGAAATCTTATACAAAGACGAAGATCCTAATGGATTATTAGAAGGTATTGGTGAAATTAGTTATGGATCTGTTTTTGAGAATGTTGCACAAACCAAATACTTGGGAATAAACAATAGAGATAGTAGAACATTTGCGATAAGGAATCAAGGTGTCCCAATATATGCACAAGAAACTAATATTGCTGATCCTAATGCTCTTGATAGAACCACAGGTACATTTAAACAAGAGCACTTCTTCTCTACTTTTGAGCAATTAATATACAAACCAGACTCAAATCTTATAGGTATTGGCGGTACTGCTCTTGTATATCAAACAGGTGCAGGTGTAACTGGATATCTTCCTGACCTTGTATTTGCAATAAAGGATAATGAAGAAGAATATAGAATAGCATTAACAAAAAATGACGCAATAGCTGGTACAGCAGTAACATTCTTACCTGACTCAGGTGCAGGTAATAAGCATAGATTCTCAATGGCAAAGAGAGATTCTAAGTCAATGATAACTATTAGCGGTCTTGTTCAGAAACCAATAACTTATACATCGGTTAATTATGATTTACAAGTTCCTGTTGCAGGTTTTGTTACCGCATTTGTATTAAGTGGTATTGGATCAATCTTATCTGGTGATCTTATTAGAATAGAAGATGAATATTCTATCGTAAGAAATGTTGGTGTAGGTACAACTAGTTTAGGTCCTGCGGTTGGTATAGGAACTTGGAGTCTAGTTGAAGTAGAAAGGGGTGCAGTTGGAACTGCTGCTACTCCACATGCTGCAGGAGAACCTGCTAGGATCTTTAGAGGATCATTCCAGATATTAGATAGTAATATACACTTTACACAAGCACCTCTTGGTGGTGATTTGGGTTTACTTAATCCTGGCAACTTACCATATCCTAGAGCAACCTTTGGTGGAAGAACATTCTTAAGGCAAGATTATCTTAAGAATCAGTTATTTGATGATATATCAAATTCATTTGACGGATTAGAGACTACTTATTCATTAACCTCTGTAGGTGGAGCAGTTACTGGTATCGGTACTACAGGTGGTAACGGTGTATTATTCATCAATAATATATTCCAAGCACCATTTAGTGAAAATAATACTGATGCAAACTTTAAAATTATAGAAAATGCGGGAATTGCTTCAGTCCAATTTACTGGTGTTAGTTCGGAAGGATTTACGACACCGATAATAGACATTGGTGATGTCAACGAGAACCAATTACCGAGAGGTGGAATTGTTATATCGGCAGGATCTACGCCAGGTAGAGGTTATGCTCCTTTTGTTGGTGCAAAAGTATTCCCTCAATTAGATTCTAGCGGTACTATTACTAATATTATTGGTATTCCTACCTCAGAAGGTACAGGATTCCAAATTAGCACCGCACAATATGATAATGTGACTGGTATATTATCAGTAACTACCGCAACAAATCACGGTCTTACTATTGATGATCAAATAAAACTTGTTGGATTATACTTTACATGTCCTAAAGACGATGTAGGAACACCCACAAACTTTGTGTACAATCCTGCAACTGGCATATCAACAGTTACTTTGAATAATCATGGATTGTCAAATGGTGATGCTATAAGTTTCAGAGCTAACTCACTGACACTTAGTTGTACAATGGGAACTGGTAATAAGACATACCCTCGTCCAACTGATCCTCTTGCAGGTAATGGTCAGTATCTAACTGTCTCTAATGTCACTACAAATACCTTTAGAGTCAATGTAGGTGCTGCAGGTAGTAATGTTTATTGGAATCCATCAGACGCAGACTATGATCCTAATGCAGGTATCATGACAGTAACGATAGGTACACATGATCTATATGTTGGTAAGGGAGTTGTAATTCCAGACAATACATTTACATTTACTTGTTTACAAGATGGTAACACTGCACAGAAAACATATCCTCGTGCAACTGATCCAGTATCGGGTGCATCTATTAATGTTGTCGCAGTTGGAACAGCAACCGCAAATATATCTACCGCAATTTATGATCCTACAGCAGGTATTTTAACAGCAACATCTGCAGGTCATAACCTCATGGTAGGCAACAGAATACAAATTGCGGGAGATTCTCTAACATTTACATGCAGTAAAGATAATAACGCAACTTATCACCCATATCCTAGATTAGGTGATCCAATAAGAGATAAGTGGGTTGCGGTAGCAAGTACAACACTCAATACATTCTCTATCAATGTAGGATCCTCTAGTGGCATATATCCTCATTATGATGCAAGTGACCATTCATTATATTCTGTTGCTACAGGTGCACTAATAAAACAGACAGGAACGATTGATCTTAATGTTGGTACAGGTGGAACTGGAACATCTGCACATACATTTGTTTCTGCTGCTACAAGTTCTGTACAGCATTTACCACAGTCAGCACATACATTTGTAAGTGCAGCAACAAATGCAGTTCAAACTCTTAACTATGTCGGTGTTACAACTAACATCTTCCCAGACTATGATCAATCTACGGATATAACAACAATCATATCACCTACAATATTCAATACTTTTGTAGGAGCTAGCACTATACCACACACATATAATGGTGGTGGATCACCATATGCATTCAAATATTTGGATGACTTGACATTTGGTTCAGGTTATAATCAACTCTTAGGAACAGTATCAATAGGTGTTTCTAATATTGCAGGATCGGGAGCAACTGTTACAGCAACTGTTGGTGCAGGTGGTTCATTAATCTTTAGTGTTGATCACGCAGGAACAGGATATACTAGTGGAACACAATTATTTGCTCCAGAACCATCTGGTGATTACTTAAGTATTGAAGGCACTTTCAGACAAGGACTTGGATCTACAACAACTACTGGTGTTGGTGCTTCTATTACTGTTGATGTGGTTGGACTAACAACTAATTATATTGGATATTCAACTTCACCAGAATTCCTATTATCAGAAATTTCTGAATGGACTTTATCAAAAACTGGTTATGGGTTTAGAAAAGGAGATAAATTTAATGTTGTTGGTTTATCTACAGATCCAAATGCAGGTGATTTGTTTATACCATTTGAAATTGAAGTGATTGATATATTTAATGATGATATTGCAGCATGGCAATTTGGTAATTTAGATTATATTGATAATATCAAACCATTCCAAGATGGTAAGAGATTAAGATATCCACTATACTATCAAAACCAGTTGATTAGTTTTGAAATTGATAATAATGATCCAGATTCTAGAGAGATTGATTTAGGACCAGTTCTTTTAATATTTGTCAATGGTGTTCTTCAAGAACCAAATAAACATTATACATTTAATGGTGGTACATCAGTCTCATTTGAAACTGCACCTACCATACAAGATGATGTGTTCATATTCTTCTACAGGGGAACAGTTGGTAGTGATAGTTCATTCTTTGATGTCAATGAAATTATTAAAGAAGGTGATTCTGTAGAATTATTTAAGAGTGCCGATCTTGAAATGAATAAAGTTGCAAAAAACAATAGTAATTTTGCACAAAGAGAACCTAGAATAGTAGTTAGAATTGCTACTGCATCTGTAGTAGAAACTCCATTCTATCAAGGTGGTGGTGTTAATAATGATAACTATAAACCAATGAGATGGAATAAGCAGAAAATTGATAGAGTTTTTGCTGGTGGATTAGTTTCTAAAGCAAGAGATTCCCAAGAAGCTCAAATTTATCCAACTGCCAATATTCTTGCATCATATGCTTCAACTGATACTTCGTTATATGTTGATCATGTCGATAACTTTAGAGATGTTGATGGATTATTAGATGATGATTTTGGACTTTTCGTTTATGGTGTTGGTATTGGAACAACTGCACAAGCAGGTATTAACTGGGAGTTCTGGAATGATATTGATCCTTTGAACACCGATGTTAAAGGATATACTGGTCTTGTTACTGGTATTACAACTTCTACGGGTATTGGTACTGATCTTGGTATAGTATTCCAGTTGGATATGAATGCTTTGGTAAACGAAAACAATTCATCTTATGTTCAGGACTTTAAAGAAGGATATCCTTTCAAACTCTTTGGATCAGGAATAACACCTGCTGCTGGAGTCATAACAAGTACTGATACACATGATTCTGATGTTATTGGTATTAGTACTTATGAAGTTGACAATATATATTATGCATCATCATTATCATGGGATGGAAGTGCTAGAACAGGTGTTATTACATGTAACATTCATTCTGGAACTGATGTAAGTGGATTAGTTGGTATTGGATCAACCTTACATCCTGCAGCAAGATTTACATGGGGAAGATTCTCTTCCGCAATAAGGGATGCAAATTATCCTCTTTCTTTATCTGTTAAAGGACTTGGTTATGATCCTGATCTAAATCAATGGCCAATTGCCCAAAGAAGGAATATTGGACTGCGTAATACTGGAGCACTTGGAAAAACCTTATAAATACCAAAATAGTAGGACCTTTTAGTAGAACATTGCAATGGCAGCAATTATAACCGATCAATTTAGGATTATTAACGCTAATAACTTCATGGATGATGTTACTAGTGGAAATAACTCTTACTATGCTTTTCTTGGATTAGCAAATCCTACAGTATCGGGATTCGGAAGGACAGATACTTGGAATAGCACTACTGTTCAACCACCATCACCCGTTGATAGTATTAACTACAATAATCATGTATATGATACTATGTTATTTGGAAAAAAAGTTTTTCCTGGTGATGTTCGTAGATTAATTAGAAAGGTTACTTGGACAAAAGGTACTTCATACGATATGTATCGTCATGATTATAGTACGACTTATCGTTCTTTAGTATCAAATTCCAGCAGACTTTTTTCTGCTAATTATTATGTTATGAATAAAGACTATAGAGTCTATATTTGTATCAATAATGGTGCTGCAGGTGTATCAACAATTGCGAGTGCATCTTTAGATGAACCAACATTTACTGATCTTGAACCATCTGCTGCTGGTGTAAGTGGTGATACTTATCTTTGGAAGTACATGTTCACAGTTCCTCCTGCGGATATTGTGAAATTTGACTCTACTGAATATATTGCGGTTCCTAATGAATGGGAAACCACTAATAATGCTGATGTTAAAGTTGTTAGAGACAATGGAGACTCGGATACAAATTCTAATCAAATTAAAGTAGTATCAATTGATGAGACAGGAACAGGATACAGTTTCCTTTCCAGTCCCATTGAAGTTGATATTATCGGTGATGGCACTGGGGGTAAGGTTAGGATACTAACTAATACCCAAGGTCAAATAATTTCTGCTCAAGTAACTAATGGAGGCAAAGGGTACAGTTATGGGAGGGTTGATCTTTCTTCTATTAATGGTAGTGCTACAAAGTTTGCTAAGTTAACTCCTATTATACCACCTTCTAAAGGTCATGGATTTAATGCTTACAAAGAACTTGGTACTGATAAAGTTTTAATTTACACTAGATTTGATGCATCATCATATGATTTTGCTTCTGATACTAGATTTGCACAAGTTGGTTTAATTAGAAACCCAAGTGCAATTGGAGTTGCTGGTACTAATTATTTACAATCTTCAGAATTTTCTGGTTTGAAATCAATCAAATTTACTGGAGATACTTCACAAGCTCTTGGTATTGGAACTGAGATTGAGCAAAATATTACTGGAGTTGGTACTGCTAGAGGATATGTTGCATCATATGATATCGATACTATGGTTATTAAGTACTTCCAAGACAGAAGTTTAGTTTATAACCAATCAACATTTGATGCTACTGATAGTAAAGAGGTTGCAACACAGTCCCCTGTTATTAGTTTCCAATCTGGTGCTGCTGCTAATGCAGTCACTAGTACTGGATTTAGTGTTGATGTAGATTCCACTTTTAGTGGCATATCAACAACCACACCTTCTGGTAAGGTAGTTGATCTAGGCGTTCAGTTTACAAATGGTGTTGCTGACGGTGAAATAAATAAACGCAGTGGTGAGATCATTTATCTTGATAATAGACCAACTATTACAAGAAATGCTCGTCAAAAAGAAGACATCAAAATCGTATTAGAATTCTAAAAAGATGCCACAACAGACTAACCTGAACATAAGTCCTTATTACGACGATTTTGACAGGACAGACAATTACCATAGAGTTCTGTTTAAACCAGGATTCCCAGTTCAAGCTCGTGAGTTAACGAGTCTGCAATCTATAATGCAGAATCAGATTGAACAGTTTGGTAGTCATATGTTTAAAGAGGGGTCTGTAGTGATTCCTGGTGGTGTCAGTTATGATGGAAATTATTTTGCGGTTAGATTGGATGCTACTCATTTAGGTACTGATGTAGAAGTTTATATAAAAGATCTTGTAGGAAAAAGAATAAAAGGACAAACATCTGGTATTACTGCAAAAATAATCAATTGTATTACTTCAACAACTTCTATATCATCTGATCCTACATTATATGTAAAATATCTTTCACCTGGTCCTAGTGGTTCTTTTGACTTCTTCTCAGATTCAGAATTATTATTATTGGAAGAACCAGTTACTTATGGAAATACAACTTTAAATACTGGATCAACTATCGCTTCTACTTTAGCACAAGATTCTTGTTTTTCAGGTTCAGCAGTTTCTATTAGTGATGGTGTTTATTTTGTAAGGGGAGCTTTTGTAAGAGTCAATCAACAAACTCTTATTCTTGACCAATATGACAATAAACCATTCTATAGAGTTGGTTTGCAGGTAGTTGAAAAAGCTATCAACGCTAAAGAAGATCCTTCATTATATGATAACGCAAAAGGATTTTCAAACTATGCAGCACCAGGTGCAGATAGATTAAAAATAGATTTAGTAATAACTAAAAAATCTACTAATGATTTTGACGATACTGATTTTATTGAACTTATTAGAGTAAGAGCTGGTATTGTTGAAAAGCAAATTAATAAGGAAAGTCAATATAATTTAATTAGAGATTATTTTGCAAAAAGAACTTTTGATGAGTCTGGAGATTATACAACAACTCCATTTTTTATTAATGTTCTTGACAGTTTAAATGATAGAGTAGGTAGTGAAGGTATTTACTATGCTACCGAATCTACGAGACAGGGTAATACACCTAGTGATGATCTTGCATGTGTTAGAGTATCTCCAGGTACTGCATATGTTAAAGGATATGAATTTGAAACATTTGGAGAAACTATTGATGTAGAAAAACCTAGAACTACATCTGAAAAAATAGAAGAATCATTTTCTTTTAGAATAGGTAACAAGGTTAAACTAAATGGTGTTAGTGGTATAACAACATTTACAAATCCCATAGATCTTCAGAGTGGTATTAGTAGTGAAAAAATTGGTGATGCTAAAGTATATAATTTTGGATTATCTGATGCAAAATATAAGGATAACTCAACAGAGTTTGATGCATACTTATATGATGTTCAATTATATACCAAATTGTTTATAAACGATACTGTTTCTAATGATGAGGTTATTCAATCTGCTTATGTAGAGGGTGCAGAAAGTGGTGCAACAGGATATACAATAGCTGCTGGTGCTGGTTCAAGTACACTTACATTAACTCAAGTATCAGGTCATTTCCAATCTGGAGAAAAAGTAAAATTTAGGAGCAATAAAAATTTATCTAGAATTGTTAGTAAAGTAATTACTTACAATTTTAATGATGTTGAAAATCTTCAACAGTCTAATACATTTTATGCCAAGAAAAAATTAAATGAAAAATTACCATATGGTTTAAGAGGGGATGATCCTGTTAGAATTGCTACTAATGGAGATGTAACTTGCACTGGTAGAACATTTGAAAGATTTAAACCTGGTAATATTATAATCTATAGAAGACCAGGTCAATCTTTACCCAATCGTAATGTAGTATCTTATGTTGCCAATGATGGTGGTAGCATGAGACTGGCTGCATTGACAACCAATCCTGATTTATTTACTGGATCACTTCCAGGTTCTCAATATGAAGGTGCAATCTTTATAGGTGAACAGCAATTAAGTAACGAAGATGCTGCTGGTTTATTTTTACCATTACCTAAAAAGAATATTGCTGATATTGATTTTACTGGATCACAATTAATTCTTTCTGCACAAGTAACTAATGAATCTACCGATGCTAATGGAGTTCTTGTTGTCAATACAAGTTCTATCAATATTGATGATATAAACTTTATTGCATTTGATCAAGAAAGATATCAAGTACAATATGATGATGGTGAAATTGCTATTATTGATGAATCTTCGGTAGTTGTTACTGATTCAGTTTTAACTATTAATGATTTAAAATTCTCAGAATCTGGAGTTAAAGTTAATGTTACAGTTGCTAAAGGTAATATTAAAAATAAAATTAAAGAATATAAGAGAAGTCAACAAACTACTATAAAATATTCTGACAATGATGGATCTGGATCTAATGCAAATGGTACTGTAAATGATGGATTAACACCTAGTGGTTTATATGGAATTAGAATTCAGGATGAGGAAATATGTTTGAATCATCCAGATGTTTCTGAGGTAGTTGCTGTCTATGAATCTTTAGATACAAATCTTCCTATATTTGATAAATTGGTATTTACATCAACAGATCCTATTTTTCAAAATGCGATTGTAGGAGAAACTATTGTAGGAGAAAATACCAATTCTGTTGCAAGAATAGTATCTGTTGATTCTGGTTCAAGCAGTATTAGTATTGTATATAAAACAATTGACAAATTCCAACTCTTAGAAACACTTTTATTCCAAGAGTCTAATACATCTGCTTCATTACAAGGTACAAGTCCTGGTAAGTATAATGATGTAACTGATGCATTTACTTTAGATAAAGGACAGAAAGAACAGTATTATGACTATTCAAAAATATTAAGAGTTAATGATGGATATGTTCCTTCTAAACAATTGTTAGTTGTTTACGATAGATATGATATTCCTTCTTCAGATACTGGAGATGTATTTACAGTTAACAGTTATGATGCAGAAAGATTTAAAAAGAATATTCCATCAATAGGTAAATCTAATAAAAGAGCAACGGATACTCTTGATTTTAGACCTAGAGTAACTACATTTGATCCTGATACTGCTTCTGTATCTCCTTTCTATCCAACAAATAGAGACTCTATTGTTGCAGGATCTAGAATTGTAACTCCTAATGAAAGTTCTAGATTTAAGTATAAGCATTATTATGGAAGAATGGATAAGGTTGTACTTAAAACAACAGGAAATATTATTGTACAAAAAGGAGAACCTTCTTCAAATCCAAAACCACCTGCTGACGATCCTAATGCAATGATCTTAGCCACAATTGTGTGGTCACCATATTGCTATAAGGTAAGTAATGCTAAAGTATTTTTAATTGATAATCGTAGATATACGATGCGTGATATTGGTGCTATAGAAGATAGAGTTGATAATTTAGAAAGAGTAACTTCTTTATCATTATTGGAACAAAAAGTTGCTACCTTACAGGTTAGAGATGCTGATGGATTAGATAGATTTAAGAGTGGTTTCTTTGCAGATTCTTTAAAATCTAAAGATTTTGTTGATATATCATCTCCAATAGATATTGATCTCAAAAGAGGACATATGCGTCCTTTGACTGATCTTAATTCTATTGATATGCAGGTATTGCCTTCAACGCAACAACCACCAGAATCATTAGATTTAAGTCAAAATTTTGCTTTATTGGATAGTAAAGCAAGAAAGACAGGTAGAATGATTACCTTAGATTATAAAGAGACTGCATTTGTTGAACAAAATTTTGCAACTAGAGTAGAAAATCTTAACCCATTTTTGGTTTATAGTTATATTGGTGATTTAAAATTAAGTCCCACTAGTGATAATTGGATCAATACTCATAGAACACAAACTCTTGCAACTCAGGTTATTAGGAGAACATCATTTGATACTAGAGTAGGTGCAACAACAGTTGATGATGGATTTGGACAAGATGAATTATTAGCAGAAACAAATGAATTTGTACAAAAAGTAGAAAGAGATGATATTACATCTAGAAATACTTATATTGCAAGTGAGGAATTTGATCCATTTATTAGATCTAGAAATGTAGAATATAAAGTAACAGGATTACGACCTAATGCTAGATTCTTTACTTTCTTTGATGAACTTGGAAATGTTGATATAGTACCCAAAATTATTTCAATTAATAATGTCATTGGAGCTTTTACTATTGGTGAAACTATTACCGCATTAGTTAATGGAGAGACATATCGTTTCAGAATTGCAGCACCTAATCACAAGTCAGGACCATTTGCTACTCCTGAAGTAACATATTCAGTTAATCCATTAGATAAGGATGATACCCTACCTGCAGCGTATTCTCAAGGTTCTACTACAATCAATATAGATACTGTTTCTCTTGCTGCTCAAGCACAGGGTGATTTCTTTGGATATCTTCCAGTAGGAACTGTTATTTCTGGTGAGACTAGTGGTGCTCAAGCAACTATAAGAGCACTAGAATTGTGGTCTGATGACTATGGTGATTTATGTGCATGTGTATGGGTTAGAGATCCATTTGCTTCACCTGCACCTCTTGCTAGAGTAAGAACGGGTGAAAGAGAATTTAAAGTCACATCTAGTTCCATTAATGCATCTGGATTAAGAGGAAGTACTGCTATTTCATCTGCTCAAGCAATTTACACTGCAGTTGGAACTACAAGACTCGTACAAACTGATGTTAGTGTCACAACTTTAGAAACTACGACGATACAGAGAGATGTAAGTCTTACCTTTGTAAACCGAAGGCCGCCCCCACCACCACCACCTCCTGCCCCTGTTATCATTAACAATACAACTGTTATTGATAATACTGTTACTAATGTTGTACAGCAAACTATTGAGATTGATAATACTCGTACTATCATTAATCCTGTACCTGTACCTGTACCTGCACCTCCGCAGGCTGACGATAATGATGACCCATTGGCACAATCATTTAAGGTTGACCAGTATGGTGCATATGTAACTTCTGTTGATGTCTACTTTGCAACAATGGCTGATCCATCAGTTCCTGTATTTGTAGAATTAAGGACAATGGAATTAGGAACACCAACAACTAAATTGGTGTCCCCAGATTCTAGAGTTAATTTAACATCTGTAGATATTAATCTTTCTAATGATGCCTCAGTGCCTACTAGAGCGACATTTAGTTCTCCAGTATATTTGGAACCTGCTACAGAGTATGCTATCGTTGTAGGTGCTCCTACGAACACCTATGAAGTATTTACAGCAGAGATGGGACAAACTGCCCTCAATGCACAGCAACTTCCAAATGCTGCAGGTAAAGTTTATTCTAACCAATTCTCAGTTGGTTCTATGTTTAAGTCGCAAAATGCGTCTACATGGACTCCATGTCAATTTGAAGATTTATGTTTCAAGTTGTATAGAGCAGAATTTACTGAAAGTGATGCTGTAGTTACATTCCAAAACCCACCTATTAGACCTAATAATGGTATCTTACCAGCGTTGAATAAAAATCCAATTGAAGCACTTCCTAAGAAAGCTGCACTTGGAATTACAACAACTACTAATGCTGGTCTTATTGGTACTGTATTTACGATAGGAAGAAAGGTTGGTGACGCAAGTGCTAACTATCGATATGGATATATCGAAGCAGTTGGTGGACCAGTTCAAACTGGTGGTACTCTTGCAGTTGGTATCTCAACAAATGGTACTAACTATGGAACTCCATTATCATCGACAGTAAGCACATATGCTATTACTGGACAAGGTGCAGGATTAAAATTAGGTGTTACTGTTGGTACTGGTAATAGTGGTATTACTGCTGTTACTATTCAAGATGACGGTCAAGGATATCAAATTGGTGATATTGTAGGAATTGTTACTGCTGAAATGAGTGGTAGTGGTTCTGGAGCTAGAATTGGTATTAATTCTCTTGGTGGATTAGATACTTTGTATCTAACAAATATTCAAGCAGAAGAATTTACTAATGCTGCAAATATCAATTATTACCATGATCTTGGAACGACTATTGATTCAGGTGTAGATGTTACTAGGTATGATGAAACTGGTAGTCTCTTTACTGGTGAATATGCTAAAGTATCTTACTTCAATCATGGAATGTATGGTACTGGTAATAAGGTTGCTATTAGTGGAGTATCACCAAATACTTTACCAACTACAACTTCAACCATAGTTAATTCTACAACTAGTGCAATTGCAATTGGTGACAGTACAAGTTTTGATGTTTTTGAAGGAGTACTAGTTAGTGCTGCTAACACTGGTTATGCTATACTTAATAATGAAATAATTTCTTACACTTCTGTTGGAATCAATACTTTAAGTGGTATTGTTAGAGGTGTTGATAACACTCAATCTATTAATCATGCTCAAGGATCCAATATTCAAAAATATGAATTTGGTGGAATTGGTTTGACTAAGATCAATACTGATCATGATGTTGAGGTTATTCAAAAGAATATGGATGATTTTATCATCAAGATTGATAGAGAAGGTAGAGTCACTGATAACTCAGGTTTATCTCAACCACAACTATCGTTCAATAATAATATTCATGGTGGTGGAGCTCACGCTCATGCATCTAAGAATATTCAGTATGATAAGATTACACCACTATTTGATATAACAGTACCAGGACCAACTGATACTGCTGGATTAAGTATTAGAACTGTTAGTGGAACTAGTATTGATGGTAGTGAGTCATCATTTGCTGATCAAGGATTTGACAATTATGTACTCAACCAACCTACAAAACTTCCAACTACAAGAATAGTTGCTTCTGAAGTTAATGAAAATGTAAGGTTAACTAATCTCTTTAGAAATAGATCTTTAACTGCTAGAGTGTCAATGAATAATGGAGGGAATTTCCATAGTTCTCCTATGATTTGTTTGGATACAATGGCAATTAATTTCTCTTCCAATAGACTTAATAAACCAATTGCAGAGGATGCATATGCTTTAGATCCAAGATCTAATGTTTTATTTGGTGATCCTCATACTTCATATTATGTTTCTAGAGTTATCAACATTAAACAACCAGCGACTTCATTACAAGTTATCTTAGATGCATTTAGACCAACATCTACTGATTTCAGAGTTCTGTATAGTCTTATTAGAGGAGACTCTAGTGAGGTAGATCAGAAATTTGTATTGTTCCCTGGCTATCTAAATAGTGTTGATACCACTGGTGATGGGTTTGGAGATACTGCAATCGATCCTTCCAAGAACGATGGTCGTGCTGACAAATTCGTCAATTCTGGTGGAGACTTCAGAGAGTATCAATACTCTGTTAATGACTTAGAACCTTATACTGGTTTTGTTATTAAGATTGTATTTAATGGTACTAATCAAGCTGAAGTTCCTGTTCTTAGAAACATTAGGGCATTAGCACTTGCATGATAAGAGTTGAAGGACACGCAAATCTCTTTAGAGATGAGAAAACTGGAGCTATCATAAATGATGATAGCTCTGGTTATTCTGCTTATATAAAAGCAAAATCTAAAAAAGCTATGGAGAGAGAAGAATTGGATGCAATGAAAGATGAGATAACTGAAATTAAAAATATGCTTAAAGAAATCACATCCAAATTATGAGAGATCCACATATAGAACACTTAAGATTTCTTCACGGTGATGAATGTGTACCTACAAAAGTTGCCGAATTAGGTGACCTTGAAATTATAAGAAATGACATAGATCGATTAGATAATAAAATGAGTCAGGTAACTCAAGTGTTGCAAGAACTTCTAACAGAGATAAAGAAACTAAATACCTTATAGGATAATAGTAATGTAAAAAGATGGCAGTATATGTCTCTAACTTACAGATTGAACAAGGTTCTGATTTTGAGCATTTATTTTCTCTAGGTGATAACGATAATAATACTACCTTGGATCTGACTGGATACAGTGTCGCTTCTAAGCTCCGTAAATGGGCTGGAAGTACTACAGCTTATTCCTTCACATCATCTGTCTCTAGTGCTACAGATGGTCAGATTACTATATCTATGACCGATAGCACAACAAATACCATCAAACCAGGAAGGTACATATATGATGTTGTTTTGACAGAATCTTCTTCGGGTCTCAAAACGAGAGTTGTTGAAGGTCAAGTCCTAGTTAGACAAGGGGTAACAAGGTAATGCCATCATTAAGAATTGGTACTGGCAGCCAAGTAAAGGTTATTGCCAGCGGCTCTTTAGGAGGCGGTAGTGGAGGTGGAGGTAAACTAGTTTTACTTTCAGATGTTAATGCTTCTACTTTAAACAATGGTAGTTTCTTAGTTTATGACTCAGCAACTGCTAAGTTTATAACACAAACTAATTTACCATCTACTACTATTGATGGAGGGGAATACTAATGTCGGCAACGATTCTATTAAAAAGAACTAAAGGAACTTCGCCTCCTACCGCAGCACCAGTTGGAACTGGTGTATCTTTCGGTGAATTAGTATACACCTATGATATTACAAATGTAGGTGCAGGTAAGTCTTATAAAAAATTATATATTGGTCATCCAGACGGTAATACAAATGCTCCAATAGCAATCGGTGGTGAATATTACACCGATATGTTACCAGAGAACCCTGCTGACTTTGGTAAGCCAACTGGATCTAAGGCAGTTATTCTTAACCCCTCAGGACAGATCAACACCTGGAGTGTCGCTACAGACCTTCTAGTAGGTGCTGCAGCCACTGTATCAGGTAATCTATCTGTTGCTGGTAATCTTGATGTTACAGGCGATTTAACATATGATGAAGTAAATGCAAGAAACTGGAATATAACTGGTGTAGGTACTATTCCTACTCTCTATGTAACTGATATTACTGACACTCTTAATCTACAAAGTAAGGTAGGTATTATCAGTGCTCTTGCTGGTGTTGGTGCTACATATAACGATTTTAATTCTACATCTGCACAGTTTGAGCAGATTAATGTAAGTCATGCATCTACTACTAAGAACCTTACGGTTACTGGTATTGCAACTATTGAAGATAATGTAGACTTCAGAACGCAGTTAATAAGAATTGGTAGAGAAGCAGGTGAACTAGAAACTGATGGTACTGATCGTCAGGGGTTCTTTATTGGTAACTGGGCTGGTCAACAAGCTGGTTTAGGTAATAACACTAAGAGAAACATTGCTATTGGTCACAGTGCCTTCCAGAAGGGTGGTAAGACTAAGGCAGAATCCAATTTATTCTTAGGTCATTTTGCTGGACAAGAAGCAGAAGGATCACATAACATCTATATTGGTGATAAGGTTGGACAGGATTTAGGTTCACAGTCTGTTATCACTTATGGTGAGACTGGTAATGCCAGCACCATTTCATTCTCTGATGGTAGTTCATTAGGTAATGATCCATATGCTTACAGAGTATATGGTACTACAGATAATTTCTCCAACTTACAAGGTGGAGATTGGGCGTTTGAGATATCACAACTTGGTGATCTTGGTACAATTAACAGTGCTGTTACTGGCAACCTATCATTTAACATTGGTACTTGTACTAATGCTCATCTAGGAAAATTAATTGGTCAGCAGTTTAAAGTAAAAGGACAAGACAATTTTGCTTTATTGACTGACAATAATGATGCTATTTACCTGTCAGGTGGTAGTATTGGATTAACAGATACTTATGGTTTCATAGTTGTTAGATCTGGTATCACAACAAATAGTGGTAAGGAAGATCACGATCAGAACATTGGTATAGGTAGAGAAGCACTATGGGGTGCTGGTATATCAACTAACCAGAGCAACAACATTGCTATTGGTGCGTTTGCTTTATATAATGTTTATGGTAGTGATAATGTTGCTATTGGTAATTCTGCTGGTGCTAATAATACTGGTAGTAACAATGTTATTATTGGTAAAGGACAAGATGTTAGATATCCAGATCAAGATGATCAGTTAGTTATTGGTTCAGGTGATGTTAAGTGGGTTTCAGGTAATAGCGACGGTTGGGTCGGGGTGGGAACTACCACGCCAACAGCGTTACTCGATGTAGATGGTGATGTCAATATAACTGGTGTTGCTACTGTTCCTCAGTTAGATGTTAATAATCTTGGTATAGAAGACATTAAGATTACTGCTGGTTTAGCAACTGACTTAGCAGTTACTAATTTAGTCAACTCGGTTGGTATCATTACTAATGCCTACATTGATGTAGGTGTTGTAACATCATTAGTTGGTACTTATGCAACTATAACAGTATTTGACACTGAGACTGCAGATCTTAGAGATGTTAAAATAACTGCTGGTATCATAACAGATATTGTTGGTACTGCTGCTACAATCACTACGATTGATGCTACTGTAACTGACATTATACATGGTAATATTGTTGCTGGTGTTATCACATCGATAACTGGTATCTATGCAACCATTACTAATTTTGACACTGAATTAGCAGACCTTAAGGATGTTAAGATCACTTCTGGTATCATTACTGATATCGTTGGTACTGCAGCAACTATAACAACAATTGATGCTACAGAAGGAGATATAGTTAATGCTAAGATCACTGCAGGTATTATTACATCACAAGTTGGTACTTACGCAACTATAACAGTATTTGATACAGAAACAGCAGATCTTAGAGATGTTAAGATAACTGCTGGTATCATAACAGATATTGTTGGTACAGCAGCAACTATCACAACTATCGATGCCACAGAAGGCGACATAGTTAATGCTAAGATAACTGCTGGTGTTGTTACATCATTAGTTGGTACATATTCAACAATTCAAGATGTAAATATTACTCACGACTTTAGAGTTGGTGGTGCATCAACATTCGTTGGTAATGTTACTTTCCAAGGTGGTGTAATTGGTCTTGGTGATTCTACTAGTGATGCTATTGTATTCAATGCTGACATTGATTCAAGTTTCATTCCTGATGATGACGATACCTATAACCTTGGTGCTGCTACTCAACAGTGGAAAGATCTTCATATTGATGGCACTGCTTATATTGATGATCTAAGTGTCGATTCAACAGTTGGTGTTTATGCAACTATAACAACTTTTGACACAGAAACTGCAGACCTTAAGGATGTTAAGATTACCTCTGGTATTATCACAGACATAGTTGGTACTGCTGCTACAATCACTACGATTGATGCTACGGAAGGTGATATAGTAAATGCTAAGATTACTGCTGGTGTTGTAACATCGATAGTTGGTACTTATGCAACTATAACAAACTTTGATACTGAGACTGCAGACCTTAAGGATGTTAAGATTACTGCAGGTATCATAACTGATATCGTTGGTACTGCTGCATCTATCACTACAATTGATGTAACAGAAGGAGATATAGTTAACGCTAAAATTACTGCTGGTGTTATCACATCTATAGTTGGTACTTATGGTACTATTACGACTCTTGATGTAGAGACATTAGATGCTCAATCATTAAGCATTACTGGTGTTGCTGCTACTGATATCGTTGGTACTGCTGCGTCAATCACAACGATTGATGTCACCAACATGGATGTCAATGATGTTAAGGTACTTGCTGGTTTAGCAACTGACTTTGCGATTACTAACCTTGTAACTCAGGTTGGTATTGCTACATCTGCATTCATAACATCTGGTTTTATGACATCACTATACGACTCCACTGGAGTTGTTGGTGTTAATACTCAGCATGTATTAAGTACTAATACTGATGGTACTATCACTTGGCGTGAACCTGCTCAAGTTGGTATTGCTACTGTTAACCCTGCTGATGATGTATGGTTTGTTGACACACATGGTGTTGATGCTTATGATGCGTCTCGTGGTCGTACTGTTGATAGACCTTTCAGATCGATTAGATACGCTTTATCAAGAATTTCTAATAGGTATGAGCATACCTACAATGGTGGTACTGCTACAAACGCAGTTAATGTTCAAAGTGGTGCTGAGTCAGGTAATCAAAAATCTCCTAATGGAGCAACTTATAATGAGCAAACTGGAGAGTTAACTCTAGCATTTGGATCTGCTCACGGATTATCAACGAACGATACAATTACTCTTGATAACAATTCATTATCATTCACCTGTACGATGGATGGTAATACTGCAAGTAAGACTTATCCTCGTGCTGGTAGTGATCCTATTGCTGGTGTAACAACTGCTGTTACAGTACTTGATTCAACTTCATTTAGAATTAATGTTAATGTCTCTCCTACAATCATAGGTGTTAATGAAACATTGAATATTGGTGGTGGTGTTTATGAAGAATCATTCCCATTATATGTTCCTGCAGGATTAACTGTTAAAGGTAACGGTCTTCGTGCTACTAAGATTGTTCCAACAAGTGCTACTAAGCAAAAGGATTGTTTCCTACTTAATGATAGAACAGTCGTTGAAGACTTAACTATCGCTGACATGTTCTTCAACACATCAGCAAATGAAGGATACGCATTTAAGTATGAACCTGGTATTGCAATTACTACTAGATCACCTTATGTACAGCGTATAACTGTATTAAACAAAGGTACTAATCAAACTGCAGATGATTTATACGGATTTAACAGTGCTGATGCAGCTCCATCTTCTTACATAGCTGGTGCTGGTGCATATATCGATGGTTCTCAGGTTCAAGAAGGATCTATTGAAGCAGCAATGTTATTCAATGAAGCAACCTTCATTGTACCTAATGCTAAAGGTCTAGTAATGACCAACGGAGCTCGTGTTGAGTTCCTTAACTGTTTCACATACTTTGCTTCTGAAGGTATTAGAGGTGAATCTGGTACACTCGGTATTGCATCTGCTGGTAAGACAAGATTAAGATTAACTGGTATTACTACAACATCAATGCTAGGCATTGGTAATACAATTACTTACTATGACACTGATGGTGTTACTGGATTAGGTACTGCTGTTGTAGCTAACTACGATGGTACATATCTTGATGTAAGTGGTAAGCAACTTGGATTTGAAATTCTTCAAAATAGAACTGCTAAAACACTTACATTTAATGGTAATGCACAATTAGATACCAGTGTTAAGAAGTTTGGTAGTGCGTCACTTAAATTAGATGGTACTAACGATTCTGTTAGTGCAGCATCTCACGATCAGTTTGGATTTGGTACAGGAGAATTTGCTGTTGGTTTCTGGGTTTACAGAAACACTACTGGATTAACTAGTGCTACTGCTATTGACTTTAGGGATTCAGGAACTGATGCAAGTGGTTTAAGTATTGCCTTCAGAGGTAATGAATATGATGTTCGTGTTGGAAACACTACAGCATTATCGGCTACTAGTGCAGGTATTACAACTGGTGCATGGCATCACATTGCTGTTGCTAAGTTAGGTACAAAATTAATAGCATATTCTAATGGTGCTAAGAGAGCTGAAGCAACATCATATACTACTGATCTTGGTACACAAAAACCTATTGTAATTGGTGCTGACTTTGATGGTGCTGCTAATGCACATACAGGTTGGATAGATGATGTATTTGTTCAGAAAGGATTGCATTCATTCCCAGATGGTGCATATACTTATGGTAATAGTGCTGAGGCTGCTGGTAATAGAAAGACTTCATTACTAGTTAACTTTAACGGAACTAACGGTGTCTCAACTGCTACTGATAATACAGTAGTTACTCAGGACATCAGAATTACTCAACCTAACAGTGGAGTAGGAACTGCTACTAGGATAACCTTAGCAGATTACAGTCAGTTTGGTGCTGACATGCGTTCTGTGGGTTGTGCTGTTGAGTACGGTCAGAAGGGTGTTGTTGCTGATGGTGATGGTGTAACACTAAGATGTTTTGCACTTAATTTCAACCATGTTGGTGCTGGTGGAAATATTAATAACGATCCTAACACAGCAATCCAAGCAAACGAAGTCACTCAAGTTAATAACGGTGACATATCATTCGTTAGTATTGATCAGAAAGGAGACTTTAGAGTTGGTGATGCATTCTATGTTGACCAAGAAAATGGTACAGTTGCATTCTCTCAACAGGTAACAAGTTTACAGGCTTTATCTAATCTAACTATCTCAGATTCTTCTGGTAATAGTAGTCAGGTAACACCTACTAGTGGTACATTTGGTAATATCCAGATTGCTGGTAATAATATTGAATCAACCTCAGGTGATATTAATATTGACCCTGCTGGTGCTGGTGATGTTAATATTACTGGTGATGTCAATGTCTTAGGTATCTTAACTGCTACAACTATTCAACTGGATGCATTCCAGAAGGGTGATACATCTATTGCTTTAACTGATAGTGGTAGTGATGGTACTATTGTAGCTAGCACTGAGAATGTAGAAGCATGGCGTGTTGACGCTAACCAGAAAGTTGGTATTCGTACTGACTCACCTAGAGATAGATTAGATGTTTTAGACACTGCTAGATTTGAAAGAATCAACGCTACAGGCGTTGTAACAGTTAGTAGTAGTGCAGATGTTAATAACCTTGATGTAGTAGATGCTAGGATCGCTACAGGTCTTGCTACAGCATTCACAGTTGGTCAGACTGTTGGTGATGGATCATTAACAATTAATGCTCCTGTTGGACTTAACAGTCACACAGATCTCCCAGATAATGTTAAGGTAAGAATTGGTTCAGATGATGACTTAACTGTTGAACATGTTGATACAGATGGATTTGCTAACAGAGGTCATACAGTCCTCTCTCATGCAAATGGTAATGCAACATATAGCAGACTTCAAATAAGAAGTGATTACTTTAGTGTACAGACTGCTGCTGGTAGCAGCGACTTCTTAACTGTCGATAATAAGACACTTAAGTTAATGTATGCTGATAGTTCAGCTTCTGGTATCGGTGATAGATTGATTGTTAGAGCATCTGGTTCAGAGATGCTTGGTATTGTTACCTTTAAGGATAACGGTGTTTATAAAGGTGAAGTTGCAATTGGTTCTTCTATAACAGCAACTGCTGGTGTAGTAACTGCTAATGCAGTTGACCTTGCTGATGCTGATATTCTTGACGCTAAGATCACTGCTGGTTTAGCAACTGATTTTGCAATAACTAATGCCAGAATTCAAACTGGTATTGCTACTGAAATGACCTTCGCTGGTTTTTCAACTTTCGTTGGTATAGCAACATTCCAAGATGATATCTTTATCGCTGGTAACTTAAATGTTATTGGTGATGTTGTTTATGATGAAGTTAATGGTAGAAACATTAATGTAACTGGAATTAGTACTTTTAATGAAGTTATTATTACTGGTGTAGCTACAGTTTCTAACATAAAAATTGGTGCTGGTAGTTCTGCTACTAAGATTGAAACTAATAGTGGAGAGTTAGTTCTAGATTCTGCTGCTGGTCAAGTTACTATTCAAGACAATGTACATGTCGTAGGATATGCTACATTTAAACAAGGATTATACTATCGCTCAGATCAAGGGGGAAGCACAGGTATAGGATATAGTGGTCCTAACGGTGTTGCTTACTTTGAAGATGATGGTAGGTTGGTAAGTACAGCAAGCACAGTTGGATTCCTAACTACTTCTAACTATGTAATGACTACAAACGCTTCTGGAGTTCCGCAATGGACTAACTCCATCGATGGAGGATTCTTCTAATGGCAAAACCAAATAGTAGGGCAACATTACAAGATTATTGTTTAAGACAATTAGGTGCT